ATACATCGTTTGAAAGGAATGGCAAGGATCTTGCTTCAATATCAGAGTGGTTCGGTACGGTCTTGATGAAAATTAACAGTAACATTCACGATCAAAAAATAATAATATGACAGCAGTAGAGTATTTGATAGAATTATTGAATTTTGATGGTTATGTATCAGAAGATACAATTAATAAAGCCAAAGAAATGGAAAAGCAGCAGATTATTCAAGCCTATGTTCAAGGTTGTAATGATACATATGGAATTGATGAACCAAATGCTAACCCAAATTATGATAGGCAAGAAGGTGAACAATATTACAATCAAACCTATAAAACAACACCATGACAGCAGTAGAAATACTAGAGGAACAAATAATAAGATTTCATAATTGGAAACTTAATCCAATTTATGATGAAAACTGTTTTGATGAAATTGAATTAGATAAATCTATAAAGCAAGCCAAAGAAATGGAAAGGCAAGAGCAGGAGAAAGTAAAACCACTAATTGATTTTGCTAAAGATTGCGCAACAAATTGGGATTGTGATACTGATTCACATAGATACAAAACACCTTGTAGAATGTGTGAAGCAACAAAAATATTAGAAACCTATAAAAAAACAACACCATGAAATCAATACTAATAATTGCCATCCTCATGTGGCAAACCGAACCAATCAAACCAAGTAAGCAACGCAAAAAGGCAAGGCAGGAAACCAGGCAGAAGGCTAAAGAAAGGAAAATACCATTGTTCTACTGATTAAATTAAGTTATTTTAACTAAATAAGGGTAATAATAAGTAATTTTGTTTAAACAAGAGGTTAAACAAGATGGCAAATAATCACGGCGGAATAAGGAAAGGTCAGGGGCGTCCGCCCAAGGAGTTGGAGGTGGACGCCATGAAGCTATCCATTCAAGCGATAAAGGAAAAGTATGGAAGCGTGCAGGATGGATTCGTTGACCTGCTCGAAAGCGGCGAGCCTGCACTAATCAAATTCGTGTGGGAACATGCGGTAGGCAAGCCCAAGGACAAGGTGGAGCACTCGGGGCGTATTGACAAGGGCGTAATATTCATATTAGATGACAGATTCAATAGTTAAGACCACGCCCGTATTTCAACGCAATGCGCACGCTTATAATTCGGCGTGCGCTATCATTTGCAATGAAGGTGGAAGTAGGTCGGGAAAGACTTACTCCCTAATGCAGCTGCTTATCGGCATCGCACTGAATGAACCGCTAAAGCGCATCTCGGTCGTTTCCCATTCCCTACCGCACATCAAGCGTGGCGCCATGCGTGATTTCAGGGTGATCATGGATTCACTAGACATGTGGGATGATAATAACTGGAGCGCAACCAATTTTATCTACACCTTCAGGAATGGCAGTTATATCGAACTGTTCGGCTTGGAGGATGAAAGCAAGGCAAGGGGCCCGGGGCGTGACATCCTGTTTGTGAATGAGGCTAATTTGATTAACAAAACCCTGTTTGACCAGTTGGCCATGCGTACCACGGGAAAGATATTTGCAGATTGGAACCCCGCCGATTTCAACAGCTGGGTATATGACCTTGCGGACGGTGAAGGCGTTATAAAAATACATTCCACGTATCTGGACAACATACACAACCTGTCGGAGCTGCAAATCAAATACATCGAGAGTTACAAGAACCTACCCGACGATTTCATGTGGAAAGTGTACGGCTTGGGGCTAAGGGGAGCGGCGAAGGAATTGATTTATACAAATTGGAAGATGGTAAAGGAATTGCCGGGTAAGGGTGATGTAATCTACGGCCTTGACTTCGGATTCACGGCCCCCTGCGCAATGGTACGTGTGGAGATTTACGAAGGGGCGATTTATGCCGAGGAGATGCTGTATAGGTCCGGCATGACAATATCAGACTTGGGGGCTTGGATGAAAACGGTAGACATTGGACGGGCACCCATCTATGCCGATGCAGCGGAACCGAAGAGCATTGAGGAACTGTACAGGTTTGGCTTTAACATACACAAGGCGGACAAGGAGGTTTGGGCGGGCATACTTAAAATGAAGTCAATGCCAATGTATGTGATGCACACCAGCGAAAACGTAAAGATGGAGCTTGGCGGCTACAAGTGGCGAAAGGATAGGAATGACAACATATTGGAAGAGCCCGTAAAGATGAAAGACCACATCTTGGATGCTTGGCGTTATGCCGTTTTCACCCATTTGGGCAAGCCAAAAATAGTGTTTGCCGATGCAGCGTATTGACTTTCTTTATACATCATTGACCAATACCTACAAGGCTTAAAAATAACTTTACAAAAAATAAAATATTGGGAATATTCAACAATAAGCTTAAAGCATTGCAGCAGCAGATGAACACGGTTATCAATCGCACGTTTAACGCTGCCAACATACACAAGAACATTGCCATCTACCCCACCGACGATATTGCAGGATATTCGGCAACATACGGCACGCAGGACGATATTCATTCGATAGTGAAAATGCTGGCCAATACGGCGGCACTGATACCGTTGTACGGCTACAAGGTGGTGAACGACAAGACGGCAAAGCAACTGGCACGTATAAAGCAACCACACAACGCCATGTTCCAAACGAAGGCATTGCAGTTGAAAGCCTTGGAGGATTTGCCCGATACCGACCGGGTGGAGCAGCTGTTGCAGTTCCCGAGCGAAAACCAAACGCAATACGAATTTTTGGAGCTTATTTATACTTTTTTGCTGCTTAGCGGCGAAGCGTTCATCCTGAAGGAAAGACCAGAAGTAGGCATAAACGCGGGGCTTACAACACAATTGCACATCCTTTTTCCGCAAAACGTGGTGATCAAGGTAAGCGACACGCTACCCCGTAAAATTGTAGCTTATGAATACAGGGTGAACGGGCAGCTGATTTACGACAACATTTCACCAGATGACATCATACACATCAAGTACGCCAACCCGGTCATGGATTTTAACGGAGGGGAATTGAGGGGATTGAGCCCGCTAAAAGTGTTGGTGAAACGATTAACAAGGCTTAACGCCAACATGAATTTATCAGTTGCGCAAATGCAAAACGGGGGCGTTGAAACAATCGTTTACGATAAGGCGATAATGGACGGGGCGGCGGCTGATGTGGCGGGAAAGAGAAAGGATAGTTTTTATAGGTTCCTGAAGGACAAGACAAACGCAGGCGCACCCTATTTTGCAACGGGGGAAATGGGGGCTTTACACATCGGTTCCACGCTGGCAGACTTGGGCGTGAGCGCACTCGAAAAAGTGGACTTCAAGAAACTTTGCAACGTGTTCGGCACCTCCGACATCCTTTTCAACAACGATGCAGGCAGCACGGAAAGCAACGTGAAAGAGATGATCAAACGCACCTACACCAACACGATTTTACCAAACGTGTACAGGCTAAGGGATGCACTGAAGCACGAGCTGTTGACCGAGTTTGAACTCGGGCGCAAGGTGGAAACGGTTGACGAGTTTGGCGAGCCTTTCATCCTTAACGTGAAGGGTGACAGCATAAAGCGTGACATTCAGGCGGACATTTCCGAGATTCCCGAATTGCAGGAGAATTACAAGGATATGGCCGAATGGTTGGGGAAATCGTGGTGGGTGACACCCAACGAAAAACGCAAGATGATGAAATTTGAAGCCATACCCGACACCATTATGGATATGCCGTTGATTCCCCAAGGCGTTCAAACGCTGGAGGAATTACAGGCGATTGCAGACCTTCCAATGATTACGCCCGATGGGAACTGATAAGGAATTGATTGAGATGGTGACAAGGGCGATACCTGCCGAAGATTGCCCGGTGAAGAATGCCGCTGCCATGTACCGAAGGGATGTTCTTTATGACCGAATTGTTTTGTATATTGAACAAAAAACAACACCATGTTACCCTTCAACATCTCAATCAACTACGAGTGGCACACCATCGAAAGCGACCTGACCAAGTGCGCCCTTTGCGATTCCATCATGTTGGGCGAAATGGTGCAACAGGTGGTGTTTGTGAATTTCGAGCCGATTTATACTAAAGTTAAACTTTGCACAAGCTGCTATGACGCAACAGGAGAAGAACAATTACCTACTTAGATTCAAACGCTTCCAGCAAAGCCGGGAGCGGTTATTTGCGCCAAAAATATTTAAGGCAATACGCAGCCAATACAACACAGTCATACAACATGCCAAAGCCGAAGGGCTGGAAGCGTCATTGAACAGGATTGACACAACACCACTAGCCACCACATTAAAGGAATTATACACGGACGCCGCCACCATCTACGGCGCAAAGGTGAGGGCCGACCTGCAAAGGCAGAAGGCACGCATGCCGATGGGATTCAGCGAGGCGGTAAGGGCAATGATTGAGGCATATTACAAAACCGACATACTGAACACATCGCAGGGCATAACCGACACGACAAAGGACCTGATACGTGAAGTGTTCAGCAACGCCTACGAGATTGGCTTGGGCATTGACGACATCATTGTGCAACTCGAAAACACGGAGCTTAGCCGCATTCGGGCAAGGCTTATCGCAAGGACTGAAACGGTGACGGCTGCCAACCAGGGCGCCATGTTCGTGGGCAGCCAATCGGGATACCCGTTGAACAAGGAATGGCTGGCGGCAATTGACAACCGGACAAGGCGGGATCATGCAGCGGTGAACGGCATCGTGATTCCCTTTGCGGATTACTTCGATGTAAACGGTTACAAAATGATGCAGCCTGGCGACCGTGGAGGGCGTGACGGCAACCTGAAAACACCGGCAAAGGAGGTTTGCAATTGCAGGTGTACGGTGCTGATGATACCGGTGACGGGTGTAGGCAGTTTGCAGCCTGTAATTACAAGACCATCAATTAAGCCTTTACCATTTACGGGAACGAAAGAAGATGCAAAAGCAGACATTAAAGCCCTATTTAAAGAAAAGTATGGAATGGATATAAAGTCTGTTAATTTCCATGATGATATGCCAATTGATAAAATTAATAGATACGGCAAAAAAATTGAAGAATTAACAAACGATTACAACATACCTGATTTTGTAAAGCAATCTACACCAGAAATAGAGTTTAAATCAACAGCATCAACTTATGGTTCTGTTTCAAGTTTTAACTTTGGCAAATCAATATTAAAGGTTAATTTTGGGCATAGTACAGATACTACAAGAGGTTTGCCAGAAAGGGTAACACTATTTTCTAATATAAAAGAAATTAGGTTTGCAGGAAAGTCAAGAACTGATAGCGATAAAGAGGAGCTAGCGACATTGGTTCATGAATTTGCTCATTTTATCAGTACAGACAGGCAAACCGCACATGGTGCAATGGATGCTTCTATACCTGCATTTTGGAAGGAAGCAAAGTCATTAAAAAATAAGTATTCTAGAGAAGTAAAACCTCTTATAAGCTACTATAGCCAAGAAAGTATAGAAGATAGATCCAAAAAGTTAAACGAATTTTATTTGGGCGACTATGCAAGTACAAAATTGAACGAGTTTATGGCGGAGGCATTTACAGAATACAAATTAAAAACAAACCCTTCTAAGTATGCAAAACTTATGGGTGAACTTATAGATAAATACTTTAAAAATAAATAATGGAAGCAGTTAAGTTAATATGTTCATCATGCAAGCACTTTGACAGGGCAGACGGTAACTGTACAGCCTTTCCCGACGGCATACCAGATGAAATATTGAGTGGTGAAAACAACCACTCCAAGCCGTTGCCCGAGCAAGGCAACGACATCGTGTTTGAGCCTGTTCAATAAAAAACTACCTCCCCTCGAAATATTTCTGCAATGCCTCGATTATAACGGCGTGCATTGAAATCTCCTTTTCCATCGCTTCCATTTGCAGCAGCGGCTTAAGCGGTCCAAGCCTTACCGGGTACGGGTTGTGTTTCTCGTAATTTCTGCGGTTGTGTTCCTGCTTGGTGAATGTTCCTGCCTGGTTCATGCGTGTAGCTTTGTTTGTATAAAGATAAGTTAAAAAAACTATTCCTTAGTTAATTTTACGCTTAATTATTAGCGTATGAAAGAGGTGATAAACAAGTCGGCATTGCAACTAACCGCATCCATAAAGGATATGGACATAAAGCAGGGCATTGTAACCGGTTATGCGGCCTCGTTCAACACCTTGGATTCGGACGGCGACATCATAACACCGGGGGCATTTGCAAAGACGATAAGTGACCAAGGCCCCGACAGTGTGCAACCGAGAATCAAGCACCTTTTGAACCACAACACATCGCAACCTTTGGGCAAGCCGTTAATCCTTAAAGAGGACGCAACAGGTTTATATTACGAAAGCAAGATTGGCAGCAATGACGTGGCGGTTGACTTTATGAAGATGGTTGACAGCGGATTGATAACCGAACATTCGATCGGATTCAGCACCATCCAAAGGCAAAGCAACCAAGACGGCACAACGCTTTTAAAGGAATTGAAGTTGTGGGAGTTTTCCTCACTCACGGCATGGGGTGCAAACCAGTTCACGCCGCTGATTGGCGTAAAGGAATTACCCAACATCAAGAACCGCATCGAGAGGCTTTTATCAGCCTGCAAAAGCGGCACATTTACCGACACCACATTTACATTTTTGGAGCAAGAGCTCCTATATCTACAAAAAGCATTCACCGATATTTCCACACAGCCGGAGCCGATAGTGGCCGCCATTGTGCCGGAGCCAGTTCATGATTTTGCAGACGCTATTAAAAGTTTCACATCATCATTAATTTAAAAAATTCTTAAGCAATGACTAAAGAAGAATTACTGGTTCAGCTGAACGAAATGAAATCAGCATTGGCCACCTCACTGGAGGAAAAAAGCGGCAAGAACATTGACGCAAAACTAGAGGCAGTTAACGCATCTATTGAAGAATTGAAAGGCGCAAAGCCGGAGGTTACAGCCGACGAATTGAAGGCGGTACAGTCAGACCTT